TCCTCTAGGGTCCGCCATAAACGCCTTCAAACCCCTTATTTTTATGACGGAAACCGCTTCACATTGCCGGAGTTTCCAACGTGGTTGCCAACAACCATGCTCCTTTTGTTCGCATCGCGGGTGTAATGGCTGACCTCGGCCAAGGATTCATGCCCCGTCCATGCACCGATTTGGTGAGGCGTCCACCCGTTTTCAGCGAGGATTACGGCGCGTGCGCGGCGCAGGCCGTGAGCTGTCCGGCTCTCTAGTCCAGCATCACGGGCGGCGCGGCTTACGAACTGACTTAGGGCTTTGACAGATCGGCCCTTTCCCGTGGTCGTGAGGATGAAAAGCAGATCAGGTGACGCGGCTTCCAGGAACAAGCGGCGGTCAGCCTCTAAATACGACGCGACGGGCGCGGTGATCGGCACAACGGCTGTGCCCCCTGTTTTCTCCTGTACGAACTCCAGCACCCCGTCTGAAACGTGCTGCCAGCCTATCACAGCCGCATCTACGCATCGCGCAGCGGTCCAGTATATCACCTCGAAGGCTTGGCGCTCTGGTGACCCTACAGGCCAGCGGGCGCGGAAGGTGGCAACGTCCTCCGGCGTCCATGTGCCATGCGGTACGGCCTTTGTCTTGCCTATCATGGCGTCTTTGGCCGGGTTGTCACTGCGTAGGAACTCGGACTGCGCAAAGGCAAAGATAGCCCGCCAGATAGTGCGCTCTCCCCGCTGTGCGCCGGGGGATACCTTGCGAATAGCCTTGTTCACTAGATCGGTCGTCAGCTTGTCGATAGGCGAACTGCCGTACTGCATTGCGATCTTCTCAAGCCTGCGCCTCCATACCTTGCGGGTGCTTTCCTTGCGCTGTTTAAAGTCATTCGAGGCAATGAATAGCTTGATCGTGCTGGCAAGCGTCCCGTCTGTCGGGGCGTAATGCTCGGCATCGACATAGGCCCGCAGAAAGTCGGGGTGGTTCTCCGGCAGGTCCGGCAGCGATACGAATTGCCCCCTTACGCGGCGGTAAACATACCGCTTGCCGTTGGGCTTCGTGACGACCTTGATGCCTTTTAGTCGAACGCCTTTTGCCATTCCTCTACGCCCTCCGATTGCTGTTTACCGTCATACGGCAGGTTGTCCGCGTAGTCGTCAAGGTCCAGGCGGTCATAGAGGACGTTGCCGCCGTCGCGCCGGACGGGCAGGCCCTTGGATTTCAGCTTGGTCACGCTCATGCCAAGATAGGTGGCTGCGTCGTGGATCTTCATTAGTCGTGCTTGGCTCATTCTGCGCCCTCCTTTGGCAATGACAGGGCAGCTAAGATCGCGTCGCCGTGGCATCGTGCAGGTTTGCAATAGCAGACAAGATGCTTGCCCCGTAGCGGCTCAATATCTAGCGTCGGCAATGTTTCGCGTTCAAACTTGTCGCAGACTTCATCGCGGGTTCCGTCTTTGCCAATGACAAACGGATTACCCCAAGGGCTACCCCGGCCAATGTAAACGGCGTCACGAGGTGCGGTTCCGGCTCGTTTGTTGTGAACTTTGCTCATTCTTCACGCTCCTTAAACTCTCCGCACCAATCGCCGCGCTTCGTATGAGGCCAAGCGCGGGCTTCGGTGGGGTTGTCGATGAATACGGGCGGCATCCGGCGGCACTCGCCAATCAGAACTGACCGGCCCTGCTGCCACCATTTGCAGCGCGTGCAGGCTGTCGGCTGGCTCATGCCTCCCCTCCCTGTACCCCGAAGGCCGATAGGATGGCGGCGGTGTGGTGGGCTTGTGCAGCGGCTTTGGCGGCTTTTAGGGGGCGATCACCTCCAAAGTCTGCCAAGTAGGTTGTGCCGAATGAGGCGTGTAGCAAGCGTCGGATTTCCCGCCGTGGGGTGCTAATATCCTCAATCACGTAATTCCCAGCGTGATGGCGCTTTCCACCACCTAACCACTCCAACGGCAGAACCCGCCCCGGCAGCGCGGCAATGATTGCGTCTGCGGTTGCTTCCGCGTCCATGACCTCGCGGGCAATGATCCCCGTTAGCGTGTCGCGCATATCACTCATGGGGTGTCCTCATCTTATTGACGGCTTGATCAAATTGGGCCAGCGATGGGTAAGGCCCGTCGCCATAAACCAGCGGATCAGTCCAGTCGTCGTTAAGCTCTTCAATGCAGAGGTCGAAACCGTATACTGCCTCGAACGCCTCGTGCATTTCTTTTTGGGCCTCTCGGTATTCGCCCGCTGACTGGGCTGCCCTTCTTATTGCATTAGAAAGTCTCCGTCGATCACTCATGGGGTGTCTCCTGTGTGGTGGGGTATATGCTTTTGAGGTTAGGGTGCCTGCGCTTCATTTCCTCATTATGCTGCGCGATAAATGCCCGCTGTTCTGGCGTGTCAGGGATATCGCTATAGTCCGCCGCAGACTCCCGCGCGATATCCCGCTCCGCCCGCAACTGCCGCACAATCCCCGCTTCCGGGCTGTCTGGCCCGTGCCTATGCTCCCAAAGGTGCAAGTGGCGGTCGATCTGGGCTTCGGTCCATGTGGTCATTGGCTGTCCTCCGAGATAGCGCGTAGGGCGGCGGGGTGGTGCCGCTCTAGCCATGAAACGATGTTTTCGGCGTAATCTATATCGCGCACATCCATTTCGTGCGTCTCACAGATGATGCTCTCGATTTCATCCACGATGTTTTCGCGGTCTTCGGCGGATACCTTCGCCGCCTCCTGCGGTGTCATGGTGGGTATAGGCTCGGATGATGCAGACTGCGCAACACGCCAAAGTTCACAAGCGAAGCCTCCCAGCCTTTCGGCCAAGTCTTCGTTGCTCTGAAATTCACAAGCCAAATTGTGCATCTGGTTCCCGATTTCACCGATTGCTGCCCTTGGTGATGTTTCGTCCAATACTGCGGTCGGTGCCTCTAATGATTCCGGAACGTAAGCAACGGCGTCGTCTGGGTAACGCGTAGTTGCCCACGTCCCCAAATGGTTAAGCGTAGGGCTGCTGTGCCAAACCATGATACGGCCCGGCAGGCTTCGATCATCCTGCGGTGTCATGGCGTCACATCGCTGCCCCTCGGCTACTAGGCGATCCATAGCGGCGTCATTGCGCATGGCTGCGATAGCGGCGCGGGCGTTCCATGCCTCAACGGCCTCGGCTATAATCTCGCATCCCTTGCCCGTGACGTAGCAGCCCATACACATGACGGTGGCAAACCTCATGTTATCTGCTTCGGGTGTCATTATATCCGCCTCACCTCCGCAGAACGGGCAGGGCTTTAGTTGCTCAATCATTGGTGTCTCCTTCGATCATGGCGAGGACGTTGTCGCGGCATCTAAGACAACCCAATTCGCTCTGGTCGTCTTGCGGATATTTACCGCTGTAAGCCACTTGCTCACATTCATGCGCCGCCTCGCGCAGCGCGTCATTGCGGGCGATGGCGATGGCGATGGCGTCACATTGCTGCCCCTCTGCTACGAGGCGATCCATCCCCGCTTCTTTCATGGCGATTATAGCGGCCTCGGCAAGTTCGTGGATGTACTCAACGGCGTTCGCGTGTTTCTGCTCTCCGTTGGCCGCGCCCTTCTTGGCTTCGTCATATGTGTATTCTTCGCAGTTCAAGGCCCACAAAGCCTTTGCCACGCGCTCTACTGTCTGTTCGTCCGGTGTCATGCTATCTCTCCGCAAGTGTCGCATTTTATACCGTTAGCCCAATCCATCATAACGCCCGCGCAGGGCTTCGGCTTATACCCTCGCGGCATATCCTCGTCAGGCTCAGGGTAGCGCCCGCAGGTGTCGCCATCTTCGGTGCCAACCTCGTTCCGCTCTTCTGGACCGCGCAGGATCATGTCGTCGTAGGTCATGGCTTCGCCTTCCGTAGCGGGCACTCACGCCCTTGGTTGCAATCTCTGGTGCATCCGGTGGCAAACAGCGCTCGGACGCGGTGAATAAGCTTGCTCATTGCTCTCTCCTATGTTGCCCGCCGATCCCCTCATGTGGAGGTGGCGCGGATCGACGGGCGGGTGACGTAGCGCGTCAGTTTGGTTACAACAAACGCCCATCGGGCTTCTTGTCGCCACTAGTTCGCTGTGGCCGCGTTATCCCCAGAGCGGGAATCTCAGTAATCAATCTCGCCCAACATCGCCGCAACGGCTGCGCGGGTAGTTGGGATAAACCCGTAATCCGGCCCGTTTCTCGCCTCCCATGCCCGCTTGCTCTTGTGGTAGGCGTTCGGGCCTTCTTGGTGGCAATCCCAATGGCAAAGCGGGATCGTGTCACGGTCACCGCTCTTGCGACCCGCTGCTGGTAACTGGTCATACCCGTGCGGCTCGTCGGCAGGCGGGCGGCTTTGGCAATGGTGGGCGTCATTCGGGGGCGGTGAACCACAGATAACGCAGGGAAGTTGCTTAACTGCTCCCATGTAAGAAAGGCCGCATTGCCCTTTTTTTGTTGACCGGTGGGCGGATCGTTTCTTGGAGACCTTTCTTAGGCCTTTCTTAACTCTCTTTGGCTTTGGCACCTTGAGGCCAAGCGGGCCACGGGGGGATATCTGGTTCATTGGCATCCCCCGAAGGCGTCAAAAAGCGCAGTGACGATTAGAATATCTGCGATGAAACCAACTACGGCACCGAAGCCCCAGAATGCGGCTTCTCTATCGGTCGCCTGCGCCCAAACTGTCGCGCAAAGGCAAAATAGCATAATCATGCCCGCGCCCCCTCTTGCTGCATATCCTGCTCATAGCGGCGGGCGTCGGGGTCCGTCAGGATCACGCCTTGCTCTGCGTAAAAACGGGACATCTGATCCATATATTCTGTAAGCTGCTTGACCCCCATGCGGCGGGTGAACGGCACGTCCAGAACGCGGATCGCTTTCAGCTTGGACGGCTTGTTCAGCGCGTCGAAGATGTAGCCGAACACGCTTTCCCATTCGGGGTCGTCGCGGCTCAGGATTGGCCGGCCAAACATCAGGTTGCACTCTGCCTTGATATCCGCTTCGCTCTCACCAAACGAATGGTGGCGGGCGATATCTGCGAACCAGCGATGCACAAGGCGGTTCTGCGCGTTGGTGCGCATTTCGGCTTTCTGCGTGACCGTGAGGACCGCGCCCGCTGGCGCTTGATCGACTACGCATTTCGCTTGGGTGCGCTGCATGTCGCCGGTCAGAATGATTACTCTAGGTGCCATCTAGCTGTCCTTTCTTCGCGTCTTTCGCTGCAATGATGTCGGGGTCGCGCTGATACGGATACGCGAGGTTGTTTTCCCACCAGCCTGCAAGGTCGCTCAGGCTGGTGAAGGCGTTAATGCGGGCGATAAGCCGCGCTTTCCCGTGAGGGGTCAGATGCGCCACTCTGGGGCAAACGGGATAGAATCTCCTAGATCACGCGATCCGCCGGAGTTCCCCCCGCCGTACCCGCCACCAGACGCGCCGCTGTCATAGCCCCCGCCAGACTGACCGCCGCCGCTATCGGAGCCGCCGCCTTGGAACGTCAATTCGTTCACCGAAATGCCAAGTTTGCCTTTGCCCTCGTATGCGTCCACGGTCGGGCGTCCGGTCAGGGTCAGCTTGGTTCCTTTCGTGATGAAGCGCTCTAGGCTTTCCGCCCGCTTGCCCCACACGCTGCAATCGTACCAAGTGCTGTCGCGCTTGTTGCCGTTCTTGTCCTTGCCGTTGTCCACGGCCAGCGAGAACCCCAGCACGGCGTCACCGGCCTGTGTTCGGCGCAATACGGCGTCGCGACCACAAGTCCCTGCTATAATAAGAGTTTGCATCAGTTACCGTGCCTTTCTGTGAATTGGCGTGCGTCTGGATGGTTTTGGCGTGCCGCAATGGCTTCGCATTTAGTTTCAAACCGTCCGATGTATTTGGTGTTTATTGTCGCTAGCCACTTCTTCCTCGACTGGTCGAAGCAAACCCCTACGTGACCACTTTTGTTGTCACTTCTAGCTTTCAGGTTTTGGTTATTTTCGGACTGGCAAACCGACCTTAGATTGATTAATCTGTTGTCCGTTCGATCCCCATTCAAATGGTCTATCTGATCATTAGGCCATTCACCGTTTTTCAGTGCCCAAATTACTCTGTGCGCTTTGTATGCCTTACTGAAAATTCTACCCATGAGGTATCCATGCCCATCAATGCAGGTGAACCCTTTCCTTCCAGCATATCTTGAGTTCCAAGTTGGGAGTTTGTTTAGTGCTTGACCGCGACCAGCCCTGATCAACATCTCCTCGGTCCTGAACCTCCAGGTTATCTCTCCTGTAGAAAAGTCACACCGCAAAAGCTCATGGATTCCCACGTTGCCTGCGATCATCAAAACTTGCATGTTACTTGCCCTCCAAGGCGTTCCGGTACATCTCCAGCACCGCTTCAAATTCAGATTGCTTGGCCGGATCGGCAGCGCGGAGCTTAATCAGGGCCGTCAGGGCGGGGCCGTCGTAGCCTCGCGCCTTGGCTTCCGCGAACACGTCCTTGCGCAGGTCCGCGAGGTCTTTCTTCTGCGCATCAAGATTTTCGATCCGCTCTACGAACTGACGCAGCTCATTCGCGGTCACGCGGTGGGTTTCGTCGCTCATGCTCAGTACCCCGCCATCAGAAAGCGCTTGTGAATTTCGCGGGTACGCCACACGTCGTCGCGGCAGTATTCCGCAATCGTATCGTGATCGCCTTTGGCCCACGCTTCGGCCACCATCGACCCGTCAAAGCCTTCCTTGCCCTTGATGCCGAGAATGTTGCACAGGTTATCCATGCTGATCCGGCCCGTGCCGCCAGCCCACATGCTCATGGTGTCTTGGACCGACTTGTCCCAAGGCTTCGGGTCGCGTGGAAAGCTGGACGGCGCTGGCATCTTGATGCCCAAGCAGACGGCGCGTTTTTTCAGGAACGCCAGGTCAAAGCCCGTGATATTGTGGCCCACCAGCGTTTCCGAGTGGTAGGGGTCCAGATCCGCAAAGAAGTCGCCAATCACCTCGCGCTCTTCGCTGATCGTCTTGGCGTGGCGGGTTTCAATGCCGCTGTCATTCTTTGCCCATGAGATTGTGCAGACATGGCCGCGCCCGCCGTCAAAGCTAGTCTTTGCCATCGCCTCGTCTGCCGCGCTGTCGCGGTTCTCGGAAAGCCACCTGTCAATGCTGTCCTGCTTTTTGAACGTTGCGGGCGCGGTCACTTTGCGGGCAAGCGTCTGGCGGTAGTCCTCATCTTGGCTGCAAATTGTCTCAATATCGAAATAGACAAACCGGCTTGATTTGTAGACCGCCGCAATGGGGTCAATGTTGGTCTGCACATTCATGTTATGCGTCCTCGTGTTCTGGAATGTTGTCGCCTTCTAGATCGGCGTTCTCTTGCGGGGCCTTGGCGGCAATCGTGGCGTCTAGGCTTTTCATCGCGGCTTCAAACTTGATCGCGGGGAATTGCTGGAGAGACGGAGCACCGAAGCGTTCAAGCACCTTTGCCTCGTCAACCTCTGCCGCTTCGATCTTGTCGCGCAGCTTGATGAACTGGTCGGGCGTCAGAAGGCGCGGCTTGGCTTGTTCGGGTGGTGGTGACTTGGCCGCTGCATTGCCGTCGTCGTCCTCTGGGGCTATGCCTGACATGCTCATAAGGCCGTAGCGGCGGGCGTATGTGACCGCGCTGCCATACCCCTGCATATCGTTCTTGCCCACGATCAGCGGGACGCGGCATTTTAGCGTTTCGCCGCTCTCGCCGTGAATAAGGATCGTTTCAACATACCGCCCGCTATCGTCGTCGGTGGTCGGCTGGATCACAGCAATACCCGCCTCGTTCAGCGCTGGCATACAGGCATCGACAACGCTGGCGAGGTCGGCATACTTGCTTTTGAAATGCGGGTTGTTGGCAGACTTCAACGCCTTGCCCATCTTCATCTGCGCGGCGGCGAGAGCCTGGGCAATAGACTTGTGGTCTGCTTTGATATCGGTGACGGCGTTCATGCTGCGTCCTCCTGTTGTTGTGCGGTTCGAGGCTTGTCGCAGAGGCGGTCTGTCGCCTGTCGGATCTGCAACAGCGTGTTGCGGTCGTTGGCATCTGCGGTATCGGGGCGGGCAGCTTTGAATGCCTCATATGCGGCATCATTCAGCTTGCGGAGTGCGGCTTGAAAATCCATCACCAGCCCATCCCGTAGCCGATAACCAAGGCCATCCAGAGAAGCGCGATAAGGCACAACAGCCCTACAGCATCGGCAATGAATTCAAGAAAGCGGTTCATGTCACATTCTCCTCGTGGAACTCTGCGCTGTGTTCGGCGTCTCGGATGGCCTTGCGCTCTATCCGGTCGAACTCGTATTTCAGGTCGTTCATGTATTGGGCATCGGCCTTGATGCTGCGAAGGCTGGCGAGGATGCGGCGGATCATGTCGCCACCCCGTCTGCGATTGCCTGCGTCTGTACGTTCTCAATCCGGTTCACCGTCTCCCAGCCAAACCACGCAACCGCGCCGTCGTGGCTGTAGAGCACAGCAGATGTGTTGGTCAGGACGCCAACCCCGATAAGGTCAGCGTAAAAGCCGCCGTGGTCGTCGCTGGTGTGCCGGAAATACGCGGTCACGATTGCGCCTTCCTCGTTCTCAACCTCGTCAGCCCAGACATCGGAGATATCAGCGGTGCTGTCCTCTGCGGGCATCTTGTCGAGGCGTAGGCGAGGGGGCCGAGAGAGAGGCGGGGATATTTGCGTTTGGAAGCTCATAGGCCCAACCGCTTCTGCTCGAAGTCGTAGATGCTTTTCCCCGCAAGTCGGCAGAGGTCTTTGGACTCCTCAAGCGCCTCACGTTCACTTTTGTAAGGGCCGTGAACCTTGGAGTGCTGGCTGCCCTCGTCCACAGACTCAACGTTGATCCATACTTCAATCACGACGCACCGCCGATCACCGCGTCGATCACATGCGGCTCTATTACCCATGAGGGCGTGATCAGCTTAGAAGTGGGGGCGGGGCAGGGCGCAGCGGTGTTCACCAGAAGGCCGGTAGCGAAGGGCTTGACCCGCGCCACGATCTGTTGGGGCGTGGCCGTCTTGCCTGCGCTGTTGCTGTAGAAATGCGGGGTCATTGTCGTTCATCCTCGTGTTGTTGTTGAGGATGAAGATAAATTAGACAAAAGGCTAATGCAACCCCTAAAATAGACATGTGTCTAATTCAGTTGTCAGGTAACCTTATGGTTGCAAAGAATCACAACCTTGCTCACTATAGAACAAAGGGAGTACCAAATTGCACGAATACAATGATTTGTTAGATGTTTTGAAAGACGCGCCCGACGGCATCGCGACAGCAATTAAGGCTGATCTTAGCCAACAAGGCCGCGCACGCTTGCTATCAGAAACTTGCGCTGTTCTTCGTCAAGCTGGTAAAACAGTTCGCGAAGTTCCTCGTATGCCTGATCATCGTCAACACTAAGGCCCAGCACATTAGCAAGCGCCCGCGCGTTTTCAGCATTCGTGCTTGCGCCTTCACGCTTAAGAAACTTGTCTATTGCGTGGTAGGGAACGCCCGACCTGCGCGACAGGTCGGCCTTAGATATGTTTCGTTCTTTGATTTCAGCGAGAACCCGGTCTCTAAATGATTTTCCAGCCATAGCCAAATAATGGCACGGCGGAAAATATGGGGCTACAAGCCGATTGTCTAACATCTGTTGTTGACCTCACTTAGACATAAGTCTAAACATAGGTATGCAGAATTCAGAAGTTATCAAGGCCATCGAGGCCCACGCCGCCGACTTTAACATTGGTGAGCCGACAATTGGGCAGATGGCGGTGCAGAACCGCCATGCCTGCGAACGTATCCGAAAAGGCACTGCAAGCATCGGGACTATGCAGCGCGTCTTGGACTTCATCAAAGATGATCGGCAAGCACGAAAGCGCTCGAAGCGGGGTGCAGCATGAAGTTCCGCAACCCCAAAGGGTACCAGCGCTGCAAGAAGTGCCGCGAACTGGTCACCGACGCCGCCAACTGCGCGAATTGCGCCAATCGTAACCCGTTGAGCCTGACAGGCAAGGTGGACACGTCCCGCGACCGCGCCCCGCGTCTCACGCTTGATATCATCGAAGGCAACTCTGAGGAAGCGCTTGGCGGCGTGTCCTTTGCGCAAAAGGCGTACCGAGCATGACCCCCTTTCCCCCATTCAGCCGCCCTCCCTGTGGCTGGGTATCCGCGCCTGCTCCCTCATCCCCTAGCGCGGATCAACTAGCAGAGGTTGAGCTTCCCACGGCTCCCTCTGCGCTTTTCTTCTCACGAGGTGACGCATGAGCAGCGCACGCGGACTTTTTAGAGCAACTGGGAAAACGGCGCATCCGGTGATGGCGGACCTTATCGACGGCGTTCCTGTCTATGTGGACGAAGTGCCGCGCGAGAAGGACGACTTCTACCCAACCCCGCCAGAGCCAACGAGAGCCATTCTAAGGGCTGAGAAAGCGTATCTTGAGCGGTTCCCGACCATCTGGGAGCCTGCCTGCGGTGACGGCGCTATGGCGCGCGAAATCGAGGCGGCAGGATACAGCGTCATATGCTCGGACCTTGTTGACCGTGGCGCGGGCGCTGAACTGCGCTCATTCTACGACTTTTCAGCAGCACCAGCAAACGCAATCGTTACCAATCCGCCGTTTTGCGAGTGCAACACAGGCGCATGGAACCGCCACGCGCTTGACGTTCTCGGCGTTGATTACATGGCCCTGTTGCTGCCATTCAACTGGCCGGGCGCTGAATCGCGGGCTGGCCTGTGGGCGCGGAATCCCCCCGCCCGTGTCTACCTCATGCGCTGGCGTATCGATTTCACCGGAGCCGGAGCGCCGCCCATGCTCAACGCTTGGTATGTCTGGGATGGCAAGACCCGACCCGAGGATACCCGTCTGCTGATGTTGAGCCGTTCCGATGCAGAGCAGGAGGGATTTGACCTATGACCCAGACCACCCAAATCCTCGCCGCCCTAAAGGCAGGCCAGCACATCACGCCTATCGAAGCGCTGAACCGCTTCGGCTGTCTGCGCCTTGGGGCCAGGGTGTATGATTTGAAACAGGCAGGCCACCAAATCCACACCGCCCGCGTAGAGACGCCCTCCGGCGCTTTCGTGGCGTCCTATTCGATGGAGGCGCAGGCATGAGGATCGTTATTCCAGGCAAGCCCTTTGCCAAGCAGCGCCCCCGCTTTGCCAATGGCCGCACCTACACGCCATCGGCAACCGTATCGTTTGAACGGACGGTCGGGCAGTACGCGGTAGCCGCTGGCCTGCCTGTGTTGGACGGCCCCGTTCGCCTGTCTATCGTCGCGGTGTTCGAGCCTGCCCAATCGTGGAGCAAGAAACGCAAGGCCGCTGCCATGTGGAACCCCCACACGCAAAAGCCGGATCTGGACAACATCGAAAAGGCCATCTTGGACGGTCTTAACCGCATCGCATATGTGGACGATAGCCAAGTCTGCATGGTGGATAAGCGCAAGATGTGGGGCAGTGAGGCGCAGACCATCGTTGAGGTCACGCCGCTGACCACATTCCCGCTTAGGGGTGCTGCATGAGCCAGAGCGCCTACAATCCCCAGAAAGCGCGAACCAAGTATGCCTGCCCTATCTGGGTAGATGCATTCCTGCGCGACACGCTTGACCTAGAGGCAGATGAGTTCGGCGCTTATCACCTGATCCTGTACGCCATGTGGTCGCGTGAAGCCTGCAACATGCCCGACGACGACCGCAAGCTTGCGCGGGTTTCCCGCTGTTCAACTAAGCTGTGGAAATCCCGCATTCGCCCGACACTTGAGCCGTTTTTCAATGTGGATGGAGGTCTTTGGACCAACACCAGACTTTCGAAAGAGGCCGCGAAAACTGAGAAGTTCTTGAAGGGCCAGAGCGACCGGAAAGCAGGTAGCGGAAATGAAAGTGACACATGTGCAGGAACTCAGGCAACACAACCGCAAGAAACGGAAACGGCTGTAAATTCCGCTAACCCATTGGAAAATAACAATCCGGTATCAACCGTGGATACAACGGCGGAACCGTCTGGGGAGAAACCTACCCAAGATACCAAGATACCAAGTGTTATGATTGATGATGATAGCGCGGGCGAGGGCCTGACTTTCAGAGAGCGGATTATGGTCGCAGCAGGCCATGACGCGTCTGGCATCACTGCAAATGGCAAGATCGTCGGAGGCAAGGTTGAGTTCACGGAATTCGACAAGGCCCGCACTGATCTTGGTCTAAGCGAAAAAGAGGCGGTTGAGGTCGTCACCGAGATTGCAGCCCGCAAGCGCGACGGACCCGCCAAAAGCCTCAGATATTTCACCGACCCGCTGCGCCAGTACGCCGGGGCGAAGAACGCCCCCGCAGTCACGGCAATAGCGCCAACCCAACTCAACGCAATCGAAGGAGGCCACAATGGCAAACGACCTCACGACCCCGACCGGATTCAACGCATTGTCGCCGCAGCAGCAACAGGCACATCGCGCCAAGATTGGGGTTAGAGCGCGGGCCATTCTCGGCCAATTCTGGCAAGACCTCGAAACTCACGATGCTGAGAAGGCAATCGAAGTAGAGGGCTGGATGGACGTTCTCGAAAACTGTTCCCACTCGGAAATCCGCTACGCATGGCGGGATTACCAGATCGACCCGAACAACCGCACGGCGCGAGGCCGCTTGTCTAAGCCTGACGCTGGCGCATTGCGTGCCATCATTCTCAGTAAACGCCCGCGCCCCAAGCTGGTGCACCAGCCATTGCCGCCGGAACCCGTCAAAGAACGCTGCGACCCAAAGACGGCGCAGGAAATCTGCGAGGCTGCGGGCTTCACGCCCAAGCGGTTCGGAGGTGAGGCATGAAGGACTTTCAACCATCCAACGGCGACCGCAGCCGCCTGACATTCGACCAGCTTCAAACGCTTGAAAGCCAAGTACTGCCCACGGCGCGGCGGTGGGTTCGGGAAGGCGGCGCATTGGCCGACCACGGACGCCAGACGCTTGCCTATTGGGGGGATGTGGCATGATCGGCCAATTCGCCCACTGGACCCGCCCTGACATGGCCCGCGCCTTTGACGTGTACGGCTTCAACCTGTCGCGGATCGCCCGCATGACGGGCCGCACGGTCCCTGACGTTAAATCAATCTTGGGGGGTTCCCAATGAACGAGCAAGACGCCCGCGCCCGCATGGTGGCGGACATCACGGCCCGCGTGAACGCTGACGACACGCACTTGGTCAACATCGTGCAGATCTACAAGCTGCTGGGGTTTGACCTGATCCAGATCGACGGTGACAGCTTGGAATATCCCGTGGGTGCCAAGTTCCGCCGTGATTGGGCTGCGGGCGTGCCAGCGGTTGAGATGGCCGCAGAGTTGGGCGTCTCGAATATTACCGTTGCGAGGTGGGCGCGAAACGCTGGTCTGCCAAAACGCAAGATCGGCCCGACCATCCGAACGATTGAGGCCGGTCCCGCCTTCCGCGCCGCATGGCTTGGTTGCGTGCCAACGGAAAAGATGGCCGACGCCCTAAACGTGTCGGGCAGCACAATTCGCCGCGTTGCTGCATCGGCTGGCCTGCCTCGGCGCAGCGTAGGCAACACCCAAAACATGTTCAAAGGAGCCGCAGAATGACTGAACACACCGACATTTTAGGCCGTCCGCCCGTGATGCGCTTTATTCCCAAGCAGCCGCAGATCGACGCAGTAGACGACGACTGGCGCGGGGAACGCATCATGCGGAATATCCCCCGCAGCGCGTCCAGCACGGTGAACGTGGCGACGGCGAAGAAAAGCACCAAGCGCCGCGTGAGCAAACCCACCAAGCCCGTTCGTCATTGCGCCGTAGGAACGTGCGGCAAAGCGCTAGACCCCAAGAACAAGATGGGCGTCTGCCAATCACACGCGCATAACGAGCTTTGCCAGTGCCCGCCGTGCCTCAACCGTCGCGGACGCCTGACCACATCCGACCGCCTAGCGATGGCGATTGCAGAAGCGGAGGGCGGGGTATGAGCGAGGTAGATATCACACCAGAAGCGATTGAGCGGTTGGCCTTGCGCCTAAGACAGAACCACAAAGAGCCGGTCGAAGAACTGCGCGAAAACGATGAGTTTATCGCAGCCGACACACTTCTTGCCTTGGCTTCCAGAATTGTGGCCTTGGAGGGTTGGCTGGAGATTGCAGGTGAGGACGTTGCTATGGCGCGGATTAGGGCGAGAGAATCCGCGCTGCGCGAGGCGGCGGAGGCTATTTCACAAACCGAGTACAAGATAGCTGCCCCCGCCATCTTGGCATTGATCGAAGTGAAGCCATGACCCCCACCCAGACCCACGAGATAACCGCAGAGAAGCGCTACCAGCCCGCCTGTACCGCAGGTTCCGGCTTTGGCACTGGAACATGTTGAACGCTGATGTTCTTGCGTTTGCCGTTCGCCGCCAGACCGCCAACCTTGGACACGGTTTTAGGTGCCCACGATTGCAGGCGGTGATTGACGACCTTGAGCGCCAACGCGCCCTTATCTCAGAAACCCCCAAGGGAGAGACGCCATGACGCTTGACGAACTTCGAGCCGCCGCGAAGAACAAGGGCTGCTACCTGACAATGCCCCGTAAGACTTTACCCAAGGGGGCAACAGTTCGCCTGAATGGACGCAGCGGGCCGTTGGGGCGGATCTGCAACGTGAAGCAGGCAGAGTGCAGCTATGAGGTTGTCGCCTGCTTCGATGGGGCAGAGGTGACGCGCTGGCTAGACCAGCAGGAGGCCCGCCCATGAACCTCTCGGCCCGCAACGCCACCCAAGCCGAGACAATCGACCGCATCCGCCTAGAGCGCGGTGAGCTTCGCGTGAAGGCCGAAGCGCAGGCGGTACGGATCGACACACTTCAACGCATGGTGACATGGCAGCGCAACCGCATAGCCGAGCTAGAGGCGCAGACAACACCGCAGGCAATCGCAGAGAGGCTATTCAATGAGCAGTAAAGCACAGAAGCGCCGCAACAAACGACGCGCCAAGGGGTATACCCCCCCAGAGGTAGCGACCAACGAGCGCACAGGCGTCAAAGAGCGCAGCCTACGCGCCGTGGCAAAGCGGCAGAGCATGAAGCCCACAGACGAGCGTCGGGCGCATGGCGTGTGGGTAGAGGGCAAGGCAGAGCAGCCCGACGTGGATCTGGCGTCGGACATGGCAGGCACGCTGTACCATCGCCGCGAGATAACCGAAGCACAGCTTGAGGCAGCACGTTCGTTCCAGGAGGTTCGCGCCGCATTCGTGGCAGAGCTTGGCGTGTCGGGGTATCGCTCATGCTTGGCCGGTGGGGTAGGCGGGCACGACGACGGAGACGGCAACCCCGAAGTGTTCCGTGCATACCGCCACATCACCCGCCAGCTAACACCGCCGCAGGTGCGCGTGCTTGAAGTCGGGCTGGACATGCCGCCGGAGCAGGCAGGGCGCTTGACCGTGTGGAAATTGCGCGACGCTTTGGACGCGATAAGTGCTTGATGCTTGCCTATTGCGTCCATTTTTGCTATAAAAAACAGGCCGGTAAGGTGGTTGCACACCTCGCCAGCCCTGACCGAAATCGAATGTGAAAGGATTCGAAATGGCTAAAAATGAGATAGCACCAAACAGCGGCGTTCGTCCATCCAGAGACGCAGGCGCACCTTGGGCGGCGAATGCGGCACGGCAATCCCGTGAGCGCGATGAGCAGCGTTCTGTCGTTTATTGCGTAGTGCTGGAGGACATGCCGCTTTTGAAGATAGGGCGCACCACCCAGCTAAAGAATAGGATGCGGAAGCTACAGGACGTTGTTGGCCGAGATCTGCACATCGGCTATTGGGCCGAGTTTTCAACGGATGATGCGAAGGTAGTGGAGCGGTGCGCCTTGCTGCGGATGCGCAGGCAGTTCCCGTGTGAAGGCGAGTGGTCACTTGCAAACCCCGCATATGGAGCCGCCGCGATACAGGGCGCTGCCGAGTTTCTTGGGGTCAATCCGGTGTTTGAAGCTGGTGCCCCTATGGAAGAACAGCCAGCCGACGAATACGCCTATCTGCGCACCAACCAAATGGACGTGAAGCACAAGGCCCACAACGCTGTTGATCGTGCGTATTGGGAAGACCCATTTACGCTAAATCGTGGTTGACGCAGGGCTTAAAATGCCCTATCGTCAGAGGCAAGTTTCGCGTGCCTTGTCGAAACTCGAAGTGCGTCTTGATTTATCTGGGCGCATTTTTCGATTCAAGCCGCTTTGATGTGGTGTGCATGATCTGAGGGCTTGGCCGTCCCCGCATAGCAAAACGGCGACATAGGTTGCACACCACATGAGCGCGGCAACATGGCAGTGCTAGCACCCCGACCGCAGGGGCCTTTGTCCAACGAATGGCGGACGCGCTCAACACAGCCGCTTTCTGGTGGCTTCGTCTATCGCATGTGGAGCAACAGCGCCTATTGCGAGAATACGTCGGCTAGACTGGCCGTGTCGAGGCTTTCAGAGCGCGGCGAAAGCCGGAAAGGCAGAGTTGCAACACACTCGGTAGCCCGAAAGGGTGAAGCGGGTATCAAGTCCCGCCGCTCAACATACGACACGCGCCTCTGCACTTGGCTCCGGCCTCGGACATGCGCGGGTCATCTGCTCAGTTCCGGGTTGAGGCACTTAACTGGCCCCGGATAGGTAGCCCATGTGGCGGTCAAGCCCTGCGCCTATAAAGCGGGGTGAGTGTCGGCGGCTTTCAGTAGGACTGCCCGAGCGGGGATTAAAGGCCCGTAACATGGATGGCACCCTTCTAAGCATGGATGCTAAGGCGCGTCACTTACTCGACGCCTAGTCGACGGTTACTCGACATTTTCTCAGCACATGAGACACAACGCGGCGGCGATACGCACCACCGGGCGGGAAGCCCTTCACCTCAGCACAACAGACGGGAAGTCTAGATATGGCGCTAACTGCTAAGCAGGAGCGCTTTGTTGCGGAATACCTAATCGACGGGAACGCTACCCGCGCAGCTACTGCGGCGGGCTACAGCGAGAAGACGGCGCGTTCGACGGGTGCCGAGAACCTAACAAAACCCGACATTGCTGCCGCGATTGCAAAAGCACAGGCAGACCGTACAGAGCGCACTCACATCACAATGGATTACGTTATCCAGCGGTTGGCTATTGAGGCCGAGCGCGAAGGGGAAGGCACTAGCCACTCTGCCCGTGTCTCGGCATTGGGCCAGTTGCGGCAACACTTCCACGACCAGCAAGGCGGCGGGGGCGACGAGGTGGCAGACGCGCTGAACAAAATCGCTGACAAGCTGCCAGGGTGAGCATCCAGCTAGATCGGCAAGCCGGGCGCTGGTATCCGCTTATCGACATCCCCGAACAGGTCAGGCTCAAGGACGAGCAGGTCCGGTTCAAGGTTGTGCCAGCGGGTCGCCGGTCGGGCAAGACAGAGCGGGCAAAGCGGTACGTTGCCAAACAGGCGATGAAAAACGCGAACGAGCTTTATTTCTGCGCTGCCCCTACGCGGGATCAGGTCAAGAAGATCTTCTGGGATGATATGAAGGCAATGACCTTCTCAGCATCCCACGCCAAAGCGCCAAGCGAGAGTGACCTAAAGATATTCATGCCGAACGGGTCGGAGATCCACCTGATCGGGCTAGACAAGCCGCAGCGGATCGAGGGCATTCCTTGGACCGGCGGCGTGATTGACGAAATTGCAGACGTGAAAGAGGACGCTTGGCAGGCGAACATTCTGCCCGCCCTAAACACGGTTTCGCCTCTACGCCCTGACTATCGGGCGTGGTGCTGGCTGATCGGCGTGCCTGACGGCCTGAACCACTATTACGACATGTACCAGTATGCGACCACATCGGGCGATCCTGAGTGGGCGGCGTATCATTGGAAGTCTTCGGAGATTCTGCCTTCTGATGTGATTGCATCGGCTAAGCGGGTCATGAGCAAAAAGCAGTTTCAGCAGGAGTTCGAAGCCAGCTTTGAAACCGCGACCGGGCGTATCTACGAGGATTACAGCACGGCGAACCACACGACCGAGGAAATCCAGCCTCACGAGCAACTTCATTGGATGCACGACCAGAACTTTACGCCGCTTTCGTCGGCTATCGGGGTGGTGCGCAATGGCAACCTGCTTCTGCTGGACGAGATTGTGCTTATCAGCGCGGTTTCGCGGCAGTCAGCGGTTGAATTCGTGGAGCGCTACAAGGACCACAAGAACAAACGGGTGCTGATTTACGGTGACCCCGCTGGACGCGCAGGCGAAAAGCACGGTCACGCATCGGATTATACCGAGATTGAGGCCGTGCTACGCGATGCAGGATGGACGTTTAGCCGCAAGGTTGCGCGGTCAGCACCAGCGATCAAGGACCGGCAGAACGCTGTTCGGGCGAAGATATGCAACGCAGCGGGTGAGCGCAGCTTGTTCGTGAACACGACAAAGGCACCGATGTGCCACAAGGGCTTGGCAACGGTGCAGCTTCAAAAGGGCAGCACATTCCAAGAGGACCAGAAGAACGAAAGCCAGCACATCACCACAGCGATTGGCTACATGGTCCACCGTGAATGGCCGATTGATCGTGCCAGCTTCAAATCACAGGAATTGCGTTTATGAGCAAGGTTGCAGAACGATCCAAGGCATCGGAGGCGATGCTACACGCCGCCGCCAAGGGTCGGGCGCTCATGGGCGGCACAACGGCTATGCGAAAGGCGGGCGAGACGTACCTGCCCAAGTTCGATGCCGAAAGCAAAGAGGCATACAACGCACGGCTGGAATCGTCCTGGCTGTTCAACGGATACCGCAAGACATCGCGGGACATGACGGGCCGCGTGTTTGACAAGCCGGTTGAGCTGGCAGAGGGCGCATCACAGCGCCTTAACGACTGGTGTACGAACGTAGACATGCAGGGCCGCGACCTATCCACATTCGCACGCGAGGTGTTCGAGGATGGCTTGAGCGGCTGCGGCGTGTCCTACATCATGGCAGACGCGCCCCCGCGTGAAGGCGAGGTGACCAAAGAGCAGGCACGGGCAAGCAACCTGCGCCCATACTTGGTGCATCTGCGAGTTGAGGACGTGCTGGGCTGGCGTGCGGAAACGATTGATAACGTCACCACTCTGACGCAGATCCGCATCATGGAGACGATCAGCGAACCTGACCCCGACGACGAGTTTGACGAGGTTGAGATTGCGCAAGTGCGCGTCATGGACCTGATCGAGGGCGCGGTATATGTCCGCCTGTTCCGCGAAAGCGCAGACGGTGCCGATTGGGTGCAGTATGGCGAGACATACCAAAGCCAAGCCAAGGCGATCACGGTCATTCCATTCTACGCCAACCGCAAGGGGTTCTTTATCGGCGCACCGCTGCTGGACGATCTGGCAGATGTGAATATCGCCCACTGGCAGAGCCAAAGCGACCAGCGCAATATCCTGCACTTCGCACGGGTTCCGATCCTGTTCGGGTCCGGTCGCCAAGACGACGAGCCGCTGGTTATCTCGGCAGGTATGGCGGTCACAGCCGCCGCGCCGGATGCCAAGCTGCAATGGGTTGAGCATAGCGGCCAAGCCATCGGGGCAGGGCGGCAAGACCTGAAGGACCTTGAGTTCCAGATGGAAACCCACGGGCTGCAACTGCTGGTCACCAGCGGGGCGCAATCGGCCACGGGCGAGGTGCTGGACGCGAAGAAAGAGACAAGCACGTTGGCAATGACAGCCGATGCCCTCAAGGACGCGCTAGAGCAAGCGCTGATCTGGATGGCCGAGTACGGCGGCGAGGATGCCACGGTCGAGGCCAATGTGAACAAAGAGTTCGGCACGGCGATGCTGACCGCCCAGGACGTGACGGCGCTGCTTTCTGCGGTGAACACGGGCAACCTGAGCAAGGCCACGTTCCTGCGGGAAATGTCGCGTCGTGGGTTTATTCGTGACGACCTAAACCCCGCCGACGAACTGGAAGCCATCGAAACGGAAGCCCCTGACCTTGGGGGCATGGGCGGGACTGAGTAATGGCGGTCAATGACGAACTGCTAGACGCCTTAACGCGCCATGAGGTGTATTTGCGCCGGTATAGCACAGCCACACTTCGCAAGGTGCTGGCACTGCTCAAGCGGTCGGACACGCGCATTGTTGAGCGCCTGCTTGAGGACGATCTAACGGCCCTGTCACGCACGCGGCAGGAAAAGCTACTGACGGATCTACGGCGGGTCATGGAAAGCGCCTACATCGACGCCACAGGGGCGCTGCAAGTGGACCTTGAGGCGCTGGCCGAG